GGCATCAGCGGTACAAGATTTTGCAGGAAGCGGGCGTTGATAAAGTCCGGGTCATCATGGTTGACGTGGATGAGATAGCCGAAATGGCTATGAACGTGACGCTCAACTCTCAAGAAATCACCGGGCAGTGGACAGCGGCGATCATTCCGCTTCTTGAGAAATTGCGCACGGAGAATGGCGACGCTTATCTTGCTTTGCGTATGCAGGAGCTTAGGGATCAGGTGCGGGAGTTTGAGCAGGAGAATAAAGGCATTGGCGAAACATTGCCGGATGATCTTCCCGAACCGCCGAAGGAGCTTATCACCAAACCCGGGGATTTATGGATTCTCGGTGATCATCGGTTGTTGTGCGGTGACAGCACTAAAGAAGAAGATGTCGCTCGATTAATGGACGGACAGCAGGCGGATTTGCTTGCGACAGACCCGCCGTATTGTGTTGATTACACCGGTAAGGATAGACCAAACGGCGGCCGGGATTGGTCGAATGTTTATCACGAGGTTGATATACCGGACGCATCGGCGTTCATGAAAAGTTTTTATTCTGTCGCTTTGAAATTTATCAAACCTCACACGGCGCTGTATCTCTGGCACGCATCGAAACGCAGAAGCGAGATTGAGTGCGTGTGTCAGGAATTAAATATCCTTATTCATCAGCAAATTATTTGGGTCAAGCCGTGCGTGATTCTGACCTACTCGTTTTATTCATGGCGGCATGAGCCGTGTCTTTTGATGTGGGTCAAAGGGCAGAAGCCGCCGTATCGCCCGAAGGACAAATCTATCGGAAGTGTTTGGTCGATTGACTTCGTGCGTTCAGGTGATCCGACCACACCGGAATATCACACCGATCTCTGGGAGCTTGATTGGGAGGGTAAGAAGCGGGGAAGCTCGATCGCTGAGCATCCCACGGTTAAGCCGACGGAGGTATTCGCCATACCCATGCGTGTGCATACGCAGGTCGGGGATATTTGTTTTGAGCCGTTTTGCGGATCGGGTTCTCAGATCATAGCCGCTGAGAGGGTTAATCGCAGGTGCTTTGCCATGGAGCTTGAACCGTTCTTTGTGGATGTGGCGGTTAAACGCTGGGAAGAATTTACCGGCAAGAAAGCGGTGAGAGCGTAATGGAAGAAGTGAAGCCGAAACAGAATTTGGCGGATATCGCCCGGAAGAAACGCTACTTGCACTTGATTGAGAAACTGCATAGCGGCACGCCGTTAACAAAGCCGGAGATTAAAGAGCTTGAGGAGTTTGAGAAAGAGCCGGAGGCGCCGACTGTCGTTAAGAGCGCAGAGGAAGTGGCGCAGTTCATGGACGTGTCTGAGCGAACGGTTTATCGCTGGCGCAATGAAGGTATGCCGGTCACGAAAGATGGTTACTACGATCTTGAGCGGATCAGGGTTTGGTTTGAGGAAAGAGAAAAGACCGGTGATGGCGAGGGCAAGGCTTACTGGGAAGAAAAGATCAGGAAATATAAAGCGACGCTTCTTGAGATTGAGTTGAAGAAGGCTCAGGGTGAGCTTGTCTCAAGCGAGGAGGTCGAGCGTGGGCGCATTTCAAGAATCATCGCTGTTAAGCGGGCATTCTTGGCTTTACCGACACGGCTTGCGCCGGTTCTTTCTATGCAAGAGCCGAGGGAAATAGAAGTCATTCTTTATGAGGCGATATCAGAAATTATTGATGAATTCGCAGGGGTTGTAAATGAGAACATTGAAACAGGACAGACAAATTTGGACGCAGGCGGAACAGCAGGCGTGGAAGCGTCCGGCGAAGATAACAGTCAGCCAGTGGGCTGATCAATATCGTTATCTTAATCCGGTCACGTCAGCCGAACCGGGCAGGTGGAAGACTGTGCGCACACCTTATTTGCAGGGTGTCATGGACGCTTTTACGGATCCGTATGTCGAGGAGATTACGGTCATGGCGGCGTCTCAGGTCGGCAAGACTGAGGGCATGTTTAACATGCTTGGTTACGTCATTGATCAGGACCCGGGCCCTACGCTGGTGGTGTTGCCGAGAGAAAACGACGCAAAGAGCGTTTCGTATAACCGTGTGCTTCCCATGATTCACGGCTCACCGGTTCTACGTAACCGCATGCCGGTTAACGCTGACGATATGACAAAGCTGGAATATCGTTTTGACAGGATGATTCTATTCTTCGCTGGGTCGAACAGCCCGGCGGATCTGGCATCAAGACCGATTCGCTATTTGTTTTTAGACGAGATTGATAAATATCCGAGGTTCTCAGGGCGCGAGGCGGATCCGATTAAACTCGCCACAGAGCGGCAGAAAACATTTTGGAATAAAAAGACGGTTAAGGTATCAACGCCGACGACTCGTGACGGTTATATCTATCGTGAGTTTGAGAAATCTGACCAGCGCAGGTTTTTTGTTCCGTGCCCGCATTGCGGCGGTTATCAGATACTGGTGTTCGGTCAGATTAAATGGCCGGAGCATGAGAGATCAACTGAGAGAATCAGGAATGAGAGGCTTGCGTGGTATGAGTGTGAACATTGTAAGAAGCGTATCGATGACTATCAAAAGCAACAGATATTGGCTCACGGGAAGTGGGTGCCGAGAGATTGCGAGATAAACGAGCAGGGAGAGATTTGGGGTGAGGGGATTAAAAGTAAACACCGGGGATTCTGGATTAACTCACTCTATTCGCCGTGGCTTAATTGGAGCGATATCGCCGCAGAGTTTTTGAAGTCGAAAGATTTCATTGAGCTATTGATGAACTTTGTCAATTCGTGGCTTGCCGAGGTTTGGGAAGAAAAAATTGAGGAGACCACGGTTGATCGGGTCAAAGCGCACGCCTGCGAGTATACGGAAGGAATTATTCCTGATGATGTGGTTGTCTTAACCGCTGGCGTTGACGTGCAAAAAGATCATTTTTATTACGTTATTCGTGGCTGGGGCTATGAGGAACAGTCGTGGCTTGTGCGGTGCGGCTCTCTGGAATATTGGGATGATTTAGTTGAGGTGTTATTCAAAACGGAGTACAGAAAATTTTCGGGTGGTGAGACGCTTCCGGTTTACATGACATGCGTTGATTCGGGATTCAGGACTGATGAGGTGTATCACTTCTGCAGGCAGTGGCACGATCGTGCGAAGGCGATCAAGGGTCAGGAAGAATTAACAGACGGTAGATTTTACCGGGCGTCAAAGATAGATATTAATTCACGCACGGGAAGCATTATCAAGAACGGGCTGGTACTGTGGAATCTTAATGTCACGCAGTATAAGGACAAGATCAGCCGCCTTGTGGCGAGCAAGGATCCGGAGAAATGGCATCTATTTAAAGACCCACCAGATGATTACCTTTCTCAGTTCACCGCTGAACACAAGGTCTTGGTAAGAAATAGAAACACAGGCAAGGCGAAGGAAGTCTGGCAGAAAAAACGCTCCTCGGTTGCGAATCACTATCTTGATGCGGAGGTTTACGCCATCGCCGCCGCTGACATAATCCGTGCGCTTAATCTTCGCAGAGACGAGCGCACGGTTCATAAAGATATAAGGCAGGAACACAGCCGTTCCAGCTGGATTCGCAAGCGGGAAGGGGCGTGGATTTAATGGGCGGCAGATGGCTGAATAGACATAAAAATTGGCTACGAGAAGAAACGCCCGCTGTTCGAGGAGAGCAATTGGTGGACAATGATGATTATGGAGTTCCCTATCATCCCTTAAGGTGTCCGGCGTGCGGTAGCAAAAATAATCACTGCTATTCGACTCATTTACCAATTCGATATCATGCGTGTAGAGATTGCGGAAAGAATTTCAAGAGTGTAGAAGTTGGTGAGAAATAGGAAAAATGCATTTGCTATTTTGTAGTAACGACCCAATTGAAAAAGATATGAGATGAGATAAACTTAAAATAGAAAATTAAAAGCGGGACAGCTGATCACTGCCGCCGCACCCAATAAGCAATAAAAAACCCGATTCCTTAGCTAAGGGGGAGTCGGGTTTTTTTATTGGGCTGATGGAGAGGTTATGAGCGCACCAACAAAACAGGAAATGCTTGAGAACGTTGAGACGGCGATTAACGCCCGAATGACTGGCGGGGCGGTGCAGTCGTATTCGATCGGCGGCCGCAATTTGCAGTACATAACATTGGCGGAACTTATAAAACTGCGGGACACGTTACGGCAGGAAATCGCCGCTGGCAGTTCTCGCACGTCATACGCAAAGTTTGAGAATCCGGTATGAGCATAAAAGAAGAATTAGCGAATGGGTTAGACGGTTTAGTTGGTTTCTTCTCACCGAAGGCTGGCTTAAAGAGACGGATGTTCCGTGAGGCGATCAAGTTGTCCGATAAGTTCGGGGCTTATCGTGGAGCGGAAAAAAACAGAATGCGTTCGTCGTGGATTCCGGGCGGGGGATCCGCTGATCAGGACATTATTCCTGATTTGCCGGATTTGAGAGAGCGTAGCCGTGACTTAAACCGTAATGACGCACACGCCTCAGGGATCACGAACACCATGACAACGAACGTCGTTGGCACTGGTATCCGGCCGCAGAGCAGGGTTGATAAAGAGGCTCTCGGGATCGCTGAAAGCAAGGCGGATAAGTTTCAGAAGAAAGCCGAGCGCTCATGGAAGTTATGGCTTCCATACGCCGACGCTGGCAATCGCATGGATTTCTACGAGATCCAACAGTTGGTTGATAGGCAGATTTTAGAAAACGGCGAGGCGATTGTTATCCCGGTAATGTTTAAAGACAAAAATCGTCCTTACTCGCTTGCGTTGCAGGTTATTGAGTCGGACAGGCTTGCCACGCCGCCTGATAAGCGTGGGGATAAAACCATAAGAGCCGGAGTCAGGATTGGCGAGAACGGAGAGTCGGTTTCTTACTTTATTCAAAAAAGCCACCCCGGTGATTACCGGTTCACGAAAGCGGACGAACGAGATTTTATTGAAATCCCTGCCCGCAATGAGTTCGGCAGACCGAACGTTTTTCATTTATATCCTGTTCAGCGATCGGGACAGACTCGTGGGGTTCCGTTCTTTTCTCCGGTGCTCACGTATTTCAAAGACTTGGCGGAATACGCCGAAGCTGAACTAGTCGCCGCACGGATTGCGGCGTGTTTCTCGATATTTATCACCTCGGAAGCATCGATGGATCTTAACACCGGCTATGACCGCAACTTTCAAGGGCAATTCTTAGAGTCATTAGAGCCGGGCATGATAAGGCATCTTCTTCCGGGTGAGTCTATAACCTCGTTTAATCCGCAACGGCCTTCGGCTACGTTCGAGCCGTTTGTGGAGAAAATGCTCAGGGCGATTTCAGCGGCGTTGGGGTTGCCGTATGAGTTGGTCGCCAAGGATTTCTCAAAAACGAATTACTCAAGCGCACGGGCGGCGCTTCTTGAGGCACGCAGGTATTTCAAAGTGAGGCAGGAATGGCTCGCTCGCAAACTCTGCCAGCCGGTTTGGGAAATGGTTTTAGAGGAAGCGTATCTCAGGGGCGAGTTGGGGGCGATATCGTTTTACGAGAACAAGCAATATTGGGTCAACGCATCGTGGATCACGCCGGGATGGGAATGGGTTGATCCT